TCGAATCCCTAACTCTCCGCCAAAGAAAAACCCGCAGAAATGCGGGTTTTTCCTTTGTTCATGCTGGTTTTCAGTATTTTTAGCCTTTGCAAATATTGCTGTTTCTTGCGGTCTTTTTGCATATAGGCTACACAGAAACTACACAGTAAAATACCCCCTCCGTAACTGGAGGGGGTATAGTTGCTTTTAGCCCTTGAGGAAGTATTTATACACCGGGTTGCCGCCCTTGGCATATGCTTCTGCTTTTACGCATCTGCTATATGTGCTGGATGCAACATACTTATCTCCAAGGAGATTCTTCTGCGCTCTGTATGTGGAGTATTTATACAGATGCTCAAGGACATCTACCCTATCCTCATTCGACATCTTCTTATACTCCGCACTGTTTATGAAGGTCTGAATCTCCTTGTGAGCTGTCTGCCCTTTGACGATGCAATATTCTTCATACTGTTTTGCGTTCATCTTGTAATCTGTTTTATTGTTCGTCACGGTCTTGCTGGGCTTGGAGGGGAGAACAGCCGTATCCTCTGTTTCTTCGTAAAGTTTGGTCAGCGCTACATCAACAGGATCGTTGCTTTCTTCTGAATAGTAACCGGGGGAAAGCATGTTGTACGCCAACCGGCCAAAGAAACTACCACCGGTATTCTCCTGTTTGTTGCCCCACAAATCGATGCGAGAAGTAAGGGCCTTGGAAGCGAAGGGGATCTTGGCAATCTGCTTGTCGCCAAATACCTTTCCCGTCTGCACAAAACCCTTGTAATTTGGGTCATAGTAATATGCATTCCGGCTGGTATCATCTACCGCACGAGCAATCTGTCCAAGGATCGTCGGGTTTGCTTGCGACAAATAACCAGTAATTTGGTTCGTCATAAACGAGACTATCTTCGAGTCGGAGCTGTACTGACCATTGGACAGCGCAGAGTTTACGCCCTGCAGCATTGACATCTCAAGCATTGGTTCAGATATTGTGGAAAACACATCCGCCAAAGTCGCAAAGGAGACTTCGTCACCGTTTTCCACCGTTTCGGCAACTGCAGCGCCAGTAAAGAGAGGCAAGGAGAAGGGGGCCAACCAGTCAATCGTATAGTACTTGTCGCCGATGTGAAGGGCAAAGCCCTGCGCTCCTCTGTCTTTCTTGTACTTGGATTCTTTGTCATCGTCAAGGGCGCCTGCAAGAAGCCCCAGCGATTGCAGGAAATAACCAAGAGCAAATATTCCTGTCCCGGTAAGGCCGGCAGAAAGAGTGTCTATCGCCTCTGCTGCGGTCTTGTTGCCTTTCTTGACATCGTAGACCGCTTCCTTTATGCCCTTTATAAGACCAATTGGGCTGTATTCAACACCTCTTGCAAGAATGTCGATAGGGGTCTTCGTAAACGGCATAATTCCTTCTGCAACGGCTGTTCCTACATACCAACCTGCCTTTGCGCCTTTTGTTTCAGCGGTTTGTGCCTTTTTCAAAAGGTTGCGCTTTGTTTTGTTGATAAAGGCCGCAAGCTGGTTTGCATCTCGGAATGTTGCCTTCTGTGCTTCCAAGATGGCGTAGGTTCTTGCCTTATTCAACACTTCCTGCGCCTGCGGAGTATTCCGGGTGATCTTGTCGTAGTCCAAATGGTTGGCATACAAATAACCAGCAAGCGCTCTTACATAGTGGTGTTTGCTGAAAATCTCATCTCCTTTGTCCATCGCCTTGTTGGTCAGCTTCCGCCAGCCCTCAATGGCTTTTGACTTGAAGATTGTTCGTTTTTCCTCTATGCTGCTCGACTGGTTGTACTTGCCTCCGCCTTGGATTTCGTCCACAACAGTGTCAAAGTCTTTTTTGCCAAACTCCATCAGCCGTTTTCCGACATTGGTTTTTGTAAAGAACGCTGACTTTGTACGGCCACCATTTCGGATGAATGCTTTTTCCATCCCAGCGGCAAGGAGGTTCTTTGTTGCAACCAAAGGCATAAAAGCTGCATTGCCTACAACATTTCGAACCTGCGTGCGGATATTGCCGAGCATCGAGAGATAGCGCCATGCGTTCCACTTGTCCCATGCGGTTGCTGGGATTTGGTCTGCAATGTTCTGTTCGATCTCATCGATCGTTTCGTCAACTGCTTTCCCCTGCTCTTTCGGGTCTTTGATGTTCTCGGCTTCAAGCAGCTTTCTGGCAAGCCCCTCATCAATCTGAATTGGGTCACCGCCATTGTCCACAATGTTCTTATTCATCGTGTCCACCATGCGGTTGAGATAATACAGTTTGCCGGTAGGGGTAGCTTTCTTCAAAACTCGCATTGCCTGTACGACTTGACCGGCTCTGGTGGCGGCAGCGGCGACATCTGCAGCATAACGCATGGCGTTCTTTACATCGCCAGCTTTTGCAGCCTCCATATAGAGGTATTCACCGAGCACAAGAGTTTTCTTATCCAGCACTTGATCTCCGTTCACCGCATTGGTAAACAGCTCATCCGCCTTGTCGTATCCCTCTTTATCGATAATTCGCTCGGCATATTCCTGCGCCTTTTTGTCGCTGATTACCTCGTACCCTCTTGCCCCTGCAAGGATTTCTTTTGCGTGTTCCTCAAGCATTGATTCAGGGGTTTGACTTGCTTCAAGAATCGTCCGAGTTCCCCGTGTGACCTTTTGCCCATTTACGCTGGTGGGGACATAAATATCCCTTGCTGCTTTTTCTCCACGCTTAAACGCGCCTTGCTCAATGGCGAGTTTCTCCATCTCTCCACGGAAACCGCTGCGAAGGTTAGACAGCTTTTCATTGTACTGCGTAAGGGCTTCGGTGTCTGTCGCTCGTACTTCGCCACGGTATCTTTCGGAGAGCGCATTGTACTCATCCATATAAGAGGAAAGGACTCTTGCCTTTTTCTCTTTGCTCTGCGCTTCGGAGAGATCGGCAATCAGTTTTGCTTCTCCCTCTTTCCATGCAGCCGTATTCTTCGCTTCCGCAGTTGCCTGCTGGCGATAGTCAGCAAGCTGCTGACGGATGTTCTTCACCTCGGCTTGTGCGGCCTTCAGCTCATCGGTTGCTTTTTCGGTTGCTTCGGAAACAACCCTGTCGATGTCGGCCATGTACTGGGCATCTTCCATGAGGGAGTAGCGGATATCATTGTTGGAGTTATTGAAACGCTCGGAGAGGGGGATCACATTGCCAGCGTCATCATAAACAATGGGTTCTGCAGATTTCACCTGCTCGGAAGAGAACGGGATCCATACAGTATGACTTTCTCCACCGCCCTTGCCGCCAGTATCTTTGATGCCGTCATATCCAAGTTCTTTCAAATACGCAGTTACATAGTCAGGAATAGATGTCCACGCATGGGAGGTTCCAGCTTCGATGTCAGAGGCAACTCGCTCCAAAAACTGCTCAGGTTCAACGCTGTTCTTGTCCCATGTGTCCGCGCCAGCAGATTCTCTTTGGTATTCACTAATATCCGTACTTTTCAACCACGCAGAAAGCCCATCATAAAATGTCTGCTCCACATTACTTGCGTCAAACGGGTTTCTGATTTTCAGATAAGTTTCGTACACCTTCTCGTTCCGTGCGTCAGGATCGCGGTATTCGACATCGTTTAGCCCAGCAAGCCTCAACACATCGAGAAAATCTGCTTCACGATTATACAGGTCTCCGCTTTCAAGCCATGTGCTCACCAATGTGTTCAGCACATTTCCCTTGTTTCTGTTCAGCTCATACGCGTCATACGCACCGTTTCCATGCCGGGCAACAGGATCATAAATTACTTTATCGTAATCTTCATCAAACCGAATGTGAGGAGCTGCATTTTTGATCTTCGTCCGTTCGGCCGTCGGCAGGTATTTCCAAAGTTCACCAATCGAAAGGCTCTTGCCGTTTCTCGTCACGCGGAACTGTGTATAGTAGTCGCTGTATTCTTCGTCATACGCCAAAGATGTATCCGCCTTATCACGGCTGTACCTCTCCGCAATCTCTCTGTTATCCGTGAAGAACGCCATTGGGCCGGAAGTTGCACGCTCTGGGAGGAATACATTCCCGACGCGGTCTCCTCTGCTCGTCCCATGGAACGCTTTGATAGTATAGCCGTTTTCCTTTGCCGCTTCATCCACCAGCCGCTGAGCTTCCTGCATATTGCCGCTTTCTACCGCTGCGGAATACTCACTATCCATTGCCGGGATATCCATAAGGGAATATTTCCCGCTTGCATCTTCTGCGCTATTCTGCATAGAATAGTTATTGACAGCGGTATCGGATTGTGGTACCATGTCAGCAGAAAAGCTGTTGCTCCCCATTTCAGAGGCAGTAATCGGTTCGGAAGAACCGAGGGTCTGAGGCCTTTGGGAGACAACAGCTTTTTTGGTTGCGTTGTCAACCAAATACAGCGTATAGTAAAGACCATCAGAATTGCCATATGCTCTTTTTACATCGGCAACAAGATCATACACTTTTCCATCGATCTGAACCGTTTTTACATAGTAATCGAAGTAATCCGCATTTTTATGGTTCTTCGTGTCCCTGCTACTGCGGTCGTATTCTGCATTCTCCAGCAGGTCAAATACATCGCCCTCGGCCAGAGAGTTGCGCAGCGCTTTTGCGCCATTGGCCGTTGATCTACGGTCACCATATATCGGTTTCCCAGCTTCCTGAATGTCGGGTCTTACATAAACGACATGGCCGTTTCTTTCCAGCCGGGCCGTTCTCCCTCGATACTGGTTTTTGATAAGGGCGAGATACTGCTTTTTCTTTTGAGATTCCGAAAGCTGCTGTGTTGAAAGGCTTGTCTCGTAAATCTCCATCCCGTCAGGGGAAACATCAATCAGAGAAAACGCTTCCGGCCCTTTCACACCAGTTTCCGATTTGCCCTCCATCCCATCAAGCAAAGCCTTCTGCGATTCGGACAGCCTGTTGTAGGCTTCCTCTGCGGAAGGCTTTCCTTTTAGCTTTTTGAGGATACGGTTCAGGAACCCTTTAATGCCGGTGGCGGCTTCCGTATTTCTTGCGCCGATGTACTCCAGCATATCCCGGCTGCCCAAAAGATCACCGCTGATATCGGCAGCGACTTCCTCCGCAGCTGCATCCGGGTCAAGCTCAATTCCATTGCGCTCGTACAGTTCGGTTTTGGCATTCATCATGCCCTTTACCATATCGGCATAGTCGGGGTTCTCTACCAGCGTATCAATCAGCCCGGAATACTTGCTATCAGCTACAAGGTCGTGAAACATCTCATGCCCGAAAGTAACCATCAGCGGATCGCGGGAATTGATGTTGACATAAATGGTGCCATCCGGTGCGCGATAGCCATTGGTCAGTCGGTACTGCCCATTGACCTGCACCGCGCCCTCAAACCACACGATAGTTTTGCCAAGGTATTTCGCTGCATTGTTCACCTCGGCAACAGTTTTCTTTTTACTTCCGGGAATTTCAGCTTTCTTATAGCCGATCTCGGTATTGCCGCGCACATCGGTATTGGTGATCTCCTTGATACGGCGCTTGCCGTCTACATCGGTAATGGTGTTTTGCTCAACGGAAAGCCATCTTTCATCTGATTCCCGCTGCATCTGCTCCGCCTGCGCCTGCATATCGGCATCGAACTGGGCAGCAGCCTGTTCTCCTGCAGCAGCGACACGCTGGGCATATTCCGCCTGGGAGATCGCCTGTTTACCGGACTTCGCAATGTTCTGCGTAGCCACTTCGATAGCGGCAATATCCTGTGCTGTGTTTCCGCTGAACTGTACGCCGGTCAACTGGGAGAATGCCTGTCTTGCGGCAGGGTCGTTATTGATGCGAGCAGCTACGCCTTGGTTAGCTGCTACACCGGCAAGGGCGCTGTTGTAGGCTTTCTCTCCTGCGTTGGCAGGATTATCAACTGTGGGCGCAAAAGCCTGCCCTACGCTGTCCTCGGCTGTTTTAATGGATTGTGTGCGCTGGGCATCGGTAATAGCTGTTGCTACGGCTTGCGGAGTAGATTCCACATTCAGCTTTTGGGCTGCCTGCGCCAGCGCATCCGCTTTGGAGACCATCGCCTTAATCTCATTGATGGAGACCTGGGTAATATCGTTTTGGATTTTGGAAAGGCCGCTCTCGGCATCATAGGTGAGGTTTGCTTCATACAGTCTGCCCACCATTTGGCTGCTGGGGTTCTTCTGCACCTCCGCCGCATAAATGGCAGGTGCGGTGCCTGCGCCTTTCTCCATGCCCTCCTGCACCTGCTGCGCTACGGCAGCAGGGGAAGCATTCAGTGCCTTGCCTACACGGCTATAGGTGACGGAACGCATCGCAGCGTTGCCGCCGCCCAATACACCGCCTGCAAGAGCACCCAGCAGGATATCATAGCCGAAGTTGTCCATCTCGTCACTGTCGCCGGTGAGGGCCTTTTCAATGGCGTAGTTGATAACATCCTCTGCGCCCTCCTCAATGCCTTCGGAGAGAGCGTCCCGCAGCCACTTGCCACCCACGGAATTGGCGAGGTTATACAGGCCGGGGGCTTCCGCCATCAGTTTCTTGGCCACGGCCTGCCCGGCGGCAGACTTGCCCAGCGAGCCATACAAACCGCCAAACTGTTCGGTAAGCATGGAAGCGCCACCGGCAGCGGAGCCGAGTACGAATGCTGTATCCGTATTCCCGTACTTCTCATAGGCATCTGCATATTTATTGCCCGCGGCGGATGCAGCCATCACGGGCAAACCGGAGCCGGGGAGGACCGCGTTTGCAACAAGGGACGGCACCATGTTCGAGATCGTATTGACCAGCTGCAGCGCTCCGCCCTCAACAGCACCAACGCTGGCTACATTCTTTTCGTGGCGCAGTTCTGCCTGCGTCTTATAGTCCGTGATGGGGATTTCTCTCTTATCGGCAAGCCCGGCCCGCTTTACGGCTTCGGTACCGCTTACGCCGCTTTCCATCAGCCGCTTGGCTTCCCATGCCTGCGCTTCCGGATTACCGGAAAGATACGACGATGCTGCAGCGGCATACTGCCTCATGCTTTGGAATGCATTCTGCACACCAGCAAGGGCAGCATCGCCTGCCTTGAATTTATTCTCGTCCGGGTTGTAGTCCTCTACCGCTTCCGCATTTCGCTGGTTCTTCCACTGGGTATAGGCGTTCTCGTACTCAATGGCAGCCTTGTCGGCAATCTTCTGCTGCTCCTTGGCCTGCTGCTGCATATTCCCAGCTCGCGTATAGGCCCCGGCCTTAATTGCCGCGTCGTCCCTCTGTTTCTTAATCGTATCCAGCTGCTCCTTCATGGCATCGCTTTGTTTACGAGAAGAAGCCCCAGCAGGCGCAGCCTGGGTAGGCTGCGTGCTGGGGGCAGAGGGATTATATTGGGTAGCTTTCTTCACAGCTTGAACAAGAGAGTCAATGCCGCTCCGCTGGTAGTTCTGCTCAAGCTCCGCGGCAAGCGATGCACCGATAGATTTTTGATAGTTTTGTTCCAGCGTTTTTCTATCCATTTTTCCTCCTGTTATTTAAGTTTGAGAAGGCTATCCGCCATTGCATCAGAATAACCGGCCCGGCGCAACATGTTGTAGGAGTCCTGCCAGGCGGCATCGTAATTTGGGTTGTCCTTTTTGGTGGTTTTTGTCTTTGCCTTCGGGGCCTTTGCCAGCCCGGCGGAATAGCTTGCCTGCGCATTCAGCTTTCCGCTCTGCGGCTCCCGGTTCGCCTGAATCATGTCAAGGTATGCCTGATTCACCGCATCGGAATAGGCGTTATCCGCATCGGCAAGGCTGCTGTTATAGCGGTTGTTCAGCCGGACATAGGAGCTTTCCGCAAGGCCGCCATTGATGCCCTCACGGGCCAGCTGCCCGGGGAGGTTCTTTAGCGCCATCTCTTTGGCAATGTACGCCCTGCGGGCATTGTCCTCCCGCTGCTGGGCCGCCTGTTTCTGCTGGGCCTCATACATCTGCCGGTTGTAGGCAAGCAGCTGGTCATAGGCAGCGGTCTGCGCATCCAGCTGCGCTTTCAGGCTCTCAAGGTATGCGTCCCGCTCGGAGGTGTCCGTCACGGTGGAGGAAATTTTCGGGGAAACTCCAGCCAGGTTCGCCTTTGCCGAAGCAAGAGCTCCGCCCTTTATCGCTGCATCTACAGCGCCCCAGCCGGGCTTATTTACTTCGGAGCCTGCTGCTGCGCCCGCCCTCGCCACATCGTAACCTATCGGTTTTATTGTGCGGTTGCTTCCGCCATCGTTTACAAGGGTTGTGTTCTTTCTCAGTGCCAAAATTACCCCTCCTTGTCATATGCCGCTGTGTCATACTGCTCCACAGCGGCTAAAATTCTCCCACGCAGCGCCTGCGCGCTGGCGTGTTCGTTTCTGTATTTTTCTTTGATGTCTTCCAGCTCGGCGACCAGCTTATCATAATCGGTCGGCACCTGCGTATCGTCATTGAGATACTGCCGCACCAACGCCAAAAACGCGCTCCAGTGCGGTCTGATATAGGCAGGGCAATCTTTCCTTGCGTACCAGTCATGGTGCTGGTAGACTGCGGCTTCGTCCAAGCCCTGCCGTTTTAGAATAGCAGCGCAAAGTCTTGCACCGTTATCTTCGGCAATCCGGTTATACTCGGCATCAGTTCCGTCCATGATGATCTCGATGGCGATGGTAGTGCTGTTGCCGGGGCCATAGTTTCCATCGGCAGCGTGCCAGCCTACCTCGCTTTCGTCAAGGTTCTGCCATGCTTCGTTCTCGTCCACATAGTAGTGGACACGGACAGACCCCATGTTGCAGTTGGGATAAGTTGCTCTGGTGTACTGCTCCGCCATTGTGGTTCCGCTGGGGATTTTAATCCGGCCAGTATTGTGAATAGTCACACCGTTAATGGCGGATAACGCCCGGTTTGCCTTGTACTGCGTACCTTTGCGGTATGTATAACCGGCCTCGGTATAGTCTCGGTTCCATACGGCGCTATCAGGAATAAGCTTTTCACAGATTTTTACGCCGTTATCATAGCGTACATTGTCGGGAGAGAGGAAAGCCATTAGGCTTCCCCCTTTCCTTCGGCATCCAAAATAGCCGCATCAGTGTGTTTGACCATGCCGGTGGTGGCTGCGTCATATGTACCATTAGCAGCCAAAGCGACAATAACAGCGTTCAGCAGGCACAGCACCACGCCCTGTACCGTCAGAGCAGAGCCGTTAAAGGCTTCGGCTCCGATGAGGATGGCCACAGAGATGATGTAAGCAAGCAGCTGGGTGTTGATGTTCTTGAGGGGGGTCTGCTTGAGGAACTGGGTAATGATTGTGACCATCATTACAGCGCCTGCGTAAGTACCAAGGGAAGTCCAAGTTACAAATTCGTTCATTTTATGTCCTCCTTAAAGGAATTTGAGTTCGCCACGAATACAGCGGTCGTGGACGCTCTTAATGTTGCGGATCGCTGCATCCGCTTTGGAATTGATGTAGACATCTTCGTGCTCCACACAGTACTCTGTGTAGTTATCGATATCCTCCAGCACATTGTTGAAGGATTCTTCGCTGTGGTTCGCCCCACGGCGCAGCTCGTCCGAAAAGCGCAGGATGCGGATGCGGCACATATCTGCCCGGTAGCGTTCGTCAGAATCAATATGCTGTTGCAGCTTATTGTCCAAGGCTGCCATACCGGAGATAATCTGATCCTGCTTGTCCTGCTTGCGGTCAATACGATGCAGCAGCCAGCTAATGACGGTAGCCAATGCGCCGGAGCCGAGGAGGGCCAGTGCAATTTCCATGGGTTATGCCTCCTCAAAATACTGGCCTATAAGCTCATGCGGCAGGTAATACAGCACGATGGTGCCGGTCTCATTCAAACGCTTGCAGAGGTAGGTTTTGCTGTCCTCCGGGTCGAGGTAGTACTTGCCGTACTCGTATTCCATCCCCTTCGATGCCGGGATTGGGTCATCAATCGTTCCGGGAGAACTGGTGTTGACGACTACCCACAGGGCAGGAACGGCCGGGGGTTCCCAGCCTACCTGCGATGTGTGGGCCTGCAAGCACTTGTACACCTTGCCATCGTGTCGTCTGCGGTCACCCACCGCATACTTGGTATCAGTCTCCCATGGCAGGAACAGCATGGGGTTCTTTGCTGCATCAGCGTCCGCCATGGTGCCGGTCACGCTGTCAATGCTCGTCCGGATTTCCTGCGCCTGCTCTAAGATGTCATTCTGCATTGGCTGTTTCCTCCTTTTCTTCGGTTTCTACGCCAAGGGTTTGCAGAGCTGCTTTCAGCTGTTCCAGCTCTGCTTCCTGCTTTGCTTTTACTTCTTTGGCTTTTTCTGTGTAATAGCCCATTAGTTCACCCCCATAATGTTAAGTGCGTTGAGCATATCGGTTGTGTAAGAAACACCATCAAGTGTTTTCCACTTGCTATCTGTCTTGTCGTACAAATATGCATCCACTTTTTGTGCTATCGAATTTTCATCTCCGAGATAAACTGATATCGGATTTATGAAGATAGAGTTATTCTTGTCGGCTAAAATATCAATACCATCTTTGGAGATATCAGCAGTTATCGCCAAATCACCACTCGCCAAGTCACGCTTGTAAGGAATTGTGTATAAGGTATCATTAATGCAAGAATAAATATTCCCAAGATACGCTTCTTGGAATAATCTACCCCCGTAATTTCCTGGCTTTTGTTCGCTAACAACAACAGGGTTTATATTTGTGTCAAGGAGATTAAACCTTAACGTTTTCGATGAATAGTTTGTGCTTGAAGATGCGTTTCCCCAGCTTGCCCAAGCCAAAAATGCCGTTTCGCCATCATTTGTCAGCGACCATAGATAGCTTGACAACATATCGGTTCCATTTTGGTATATATCGGAATGTTCAAATGTTGTTAGGTTTATTCTTTTTATACGAGTCGTACATTCCGATACCGTTAAAGTATTGTTGTAAGCGAAATATGCAAATCCGTTATAGTATATAATGCTTGTGGCACGAAACAAATTGGTTCCAAAATAGATGGTTTTTGTAATCTTCAATAATTCAGGGTCGATAACCAACATCTTATCAACGGAGTCGCTATTAGAACCGCCAATAGCATAAATGTATTTCCCATCTGTAACTGCACTTACATAAGCATATGAGGTAATTGCGCTAATTGAAAGAGTGGTACTGTTATACCTTCCTGTTGTCGGGTCGATAATACACATTTTATCCTCGGTGTAGCCATAACCACCACTTGAATAGTGCGTGTTTAGCGAATATATCTTATCTCCAACTTTAACAATTCCGCATCCCATATAGCCAATATTATATGATGTTAAGGTTTCAACAAACTGCTTTGTTTTGAGATTGAATTTCGCTATAACAGTTCTTTCAACGCTACTCACAAATGTGTTTAATCGCACGACCCAAAGTTCATCTCCTACTATTCTTGGTGACAAAGAACCAGCGCCAGCACCAGACTCTGGCGAAAAAGAGCCAAGAGATTGAAGATTTCCTGTTTGGCCATCAAAGTAGGATATAATGGAAGTCTTATTCGGCTTACTTGCCAAAGGCACCCAAAGCTTACTTGTATCTGTAGGCGGAGTGGAACCAAAGTCAATGTTCAAATCAGCTCCACCACCACCCAATGTAATAGGATTTCCTAAAATACTCATATTCACCCTTTCCGGGGTGAGTATTTAGTTCACCCCTAATATATTTAGTGCGTTCTGCATATCCGCTACATAGCTTTCGCCAGTAAGCGTTTTCCATTTATTTGTTGCTGTATCGTACAGATATGCGTTTGTGGGTTGTGCTATGTTGTTACTGTCGCCAAGATAAGCGTTGATTACTTTTACTTTAAGGTCAGCGTCTTTTGACTTGATAGCAGACCAAAGGAAGTCGTAACCATAATCTTCTTGTAAAAACAAGTGGTTGTTGGTGAGGTCTGATTGTGCCGTAAAACTTCTAACTGCCCTAACAGTCGGTGCGAGACTAAAAGATGGTCCACCACCAAGGACATATACCTTGTTGCCGACGATGCCATATGCAGCACCAAAAGAATATGCACTAAAGTTTCCTGAAAGCTGTTCGTAAGTATTGGTGACTGTATCTATCTTATAGGACGGATTTGACACCGAACCAGTAGAAGGGCCACCAAGAACATAAATATGACGATTATCAAAGCAAGCGACAACGGGGGCATAAACATTTCGAGAAAGTTGTAAAATATGTTCTAACGAACCATCATTTATATTGATTTTCAAAACATGAGAATTTGTGTTAGTAGAGGATGTATTACCACCTATTACATAAAGATTATCACCGACAAAAATTGAAGAGCAGTGAACCGCATACATTGCACTAATGCTAATGGCTGTCTCAAATCTATTCGTAGACACATTAAACACTTGAATTTGTCTAACAATTGAAGGGCTACCAGAATATCCACCAGCAATATATATTTTCCCATCTTTGTACGCACATGAAGCACCTATGCATAAACTGTTCGGGTACTGTGCCGGAATGCTAAAGGTATTTGTTGTTGTGTCATACACATCGACTTTATTGTAAGTTGTATTATTTGATGTTCTGCCGCCAAAAGAATAGATTTTATCTCCAACTGAAATAGATGTGTTTTGATTTTTTTTAACCGCACTACCGGAAATTACAGAACTCCCAGTTTGTTTAGTTTCATAATCGTACCAATACACACTGTTTTGAGGGTCTAATCCGCCGTAGTCACCGCAATACTGATATATCTTCGTTCCAACAATATTGTTTTGTTGTGCTTCAGCATACAAATTACCGTCAAATGAGCCTTGTTCGGTAGCAAAAACCTCTGACCCAAAACTTATGACAGGACTGCACTCCACAGCATCAGGCTTCTTCTCCAAAGGTACCCATAGTTTAGTTGTATCAGTTGGAGGGTTTGCTCCATAGTCTATGTTGAGTTTTACCCCCCCCCGTTGGTAATAATTGGATTGCCATAAATTACGCTCATGCTGTTACCTCCGTGATGGTCACCTGAACCGAAAGATTGGCATTGGGCTTCTCTCCCAGCGCTTTTGCGGTAAGGGTGCCATTGTTGTTTTCAATCCAGATAGCGCTGGTGCCACTGTCGAGGATAACGCCAAGAGCGGTTGCGTCCATCTGGATATCCACCTTGCTGTTTACGGTAATGCCGGAAAGGGTTATGGTCTGCGCATAGGGGCTTGTGGTTCCTGTCCACCCGGCAGCGGTTAGGGTAACGCTCGCTTTCTTTACCTTGCAGGCGTTAATCGCTGTCTGCTGTGCGGTAGACACCGGCTTATTGGCATCGCTGGTGTTATCTACATTTCCAAGTCCGACCTGGGCTTTGGTCACGCCATGTGGGTTAGCCTTATCGGAAACATGGGTATAGGGTGCCTGCTTCACATTGTCCACATTGCTAAGGCCCACTTGCGTTTTGGTTACTTCGTGGGGGTTGGCCTTGCTTGCGATATGGCCGGGCACATCCGCCAGCGCCGCATTGAATGCCGTTTCCGTACCGGAATAGCCGCCCTCTACGGCGGTCTGATAGGCGGATTTACCATCGGCACCGGCTACGCCTGCGGGGCCTTGTTCGCCCTGCGGGCCAACGGGGCCTTGAACGCCCTGAATACCCTGCTCACCTTGGGGGCCTGTAGCGCCGGTAGCACCAGCCGGGCCGGTAGCGCCAGTCTCACCCTGTGGGCCTGTTGCGCCAGTATCGCCCTTTTCGCCTTTGTCACCTTTAGGGAGTACAAAATCGAACACCGCAGCGGAGGTAGTGCCGCTGTTGGTGACGGAAGCAGCAGCGCCGGAGGTAACTGTACCTATTTTAATGGTAGCAGCTGCGCCATCGGCGCCGGGAGAACCATCTGGACCTTGCGGGCCTGTTGCACCTGTCGCACCCGTGTCGCCCTTTGGGCCTACTTCGCCCTGTGGGCCTTGGACACCCTGCGGGCCTTGCGGGCCGATGGGGCCTTGCAAAGCGCCAACGCTTACCCAGTCATTGGCCGTCTCGCTCCAGATGTAGCACTCGCCGTCCTCCTGTACATAGTACATCTTGTTGTTCCCGGCGGGGATCGCGTTTCTCAGCGCTGCCAGTGTAGGATAGCTGTCCTCGATATACAGGCTGGTTCCGTCTTTACCTGCGGGGCCTACGGGGCCTTGTGGGCCGATTGGGCCTTGCGGGCCTTCCGGGCCTCTGCCGCCGGGAGCGCCTGTTGCGCCGGTGTCACCCTGCTCGCCCTTGGGGCCTGCGGGACCAGCCGGGCCTTGTGCGCCGGTTGCGCCTGTTGCACCACGGGCACCGGTTGCACCGGTATCACCCTTGGGGCCAGTATCGCCTTTATCACCTTTGGGACCGGTTGCGCCTGTGGCACCGGTAGCACCGGCAGGACCCTGTTCGCCTGTTTCGCCCTTAGGGCCTTGGATGCCTTGTACGCCCTGTAAGCCTTGCGGGCCTCTCGTACCCTGTGCGCCCTGCTCGCCCTGTACGCCCTGCGGGCCCTGCGGGCCTCTCACACTGACGGCCTGCGGGGCAATGGCGGTATCCTGAATGGTGAAGGACATAACGCCGCTGGCATCTACAGAGGGAACAATAACGGGGCCTGTCAGGCCTTGGTCACCCTTCGGCCCCTGCTCGCCTGTGTCGCCTTTTTCACCCTGCGGGCCGGTATCGCCTTTCAGGCCGGTAACAATGGTTTCGGAGCCATCATCGGTTACTGTGCCATTGGCGAATTTCAGGCGGCTGCGCTGCGGCGCTACTGTGCCATCCGGCGCTATGATGATGTGGCCGGAAGAACCGGTGGCTTCCCATGTCTCGCCGTCATTGCTGGTTTCCAGCACCTTGTCGCTGTTCAACCGGATGTATTTCACATTGCCGGTGATGATACGCTTGGCCAGCTCCGCCTGTACGGTACTGGCATCGCCCTTAATATCTGCTGCGCCCATATTGCTAGCAGCCGCCAGTGCGTTCAGGGCATCCACAAGGCTGTTATACGCAGGAATGACGACCTCACGCACCACAGCCTCTACGGAGAATTGCATTTCACTGACGGAAAGGTTCGGGGTGGTGTCCTGCCCGATTACCCCAACCCTGTTGCCGTCACTATCGGTAAATACTGCATCCGGGGTATAGGGATTGCCGTCGGATGCTTTGATCTTTTCAAACATAGCTTACCCCCTGTACTTTCTCGTTTCTCGGTACTCTACTGCAATGTTCTCGATCCCGAAAGGCTCCGCATTGCCATTGGAGAAGCGGAACCGCACCTTATCCAGATTGCGCATATCCAGCTTGCGCCCCAGCACCTTTGGGGTGGCATCGGTACTCCATGTCCATTTCGACCAGTCGATGTCCTCCCACGAGAAAAACCTTGCCGTTCGGGCATCGGTCAGAATGGAGATCCATTTTCCGCTGCACATCGCATAGGCGTTTACACTGGTGCGCACAAAAGCGGACAGCCTGCAGGCCATGTACCGGAAGTGTTTACTAGAGTAAAAGGTCTTGCCATCGATATCCGGGGTTTCCCACTGGCACCCTACTGGTGTGTATGTCTCCCCGTCCATCGTGTCGTTGTAGGAGTTGGGAGCGGTCTCATCGGTATTGAATTTGCATACTTTGCCATTCGCCGTGCCAAAGAACAGTTCGCCGTTATCGTCCCATATCACCCTTGCGGGGATCCCGGTCAGATAAAAGCACTCGTACTGGTAATTGGAGTACGGCTCTCCCTGCTCAAAATGCTTCTGCAGCAGGTCAAGGACATACACCCCATTCCCGGCCGCGATAAAGTAAAAGTCCTTGTGGATGCAGGCATAGGCTTCTGCTATGCCGTTTTCTGCAAGCAGCTTCGGGTTGATATAAAAGCTGCGGCTCTGCACATAGCGCTCGCCAGTCACATCGGAAGCAGTCAATGCGAAGATGCCGGTGGAGGAAAGGAACAGCGGCTCGTTATCGGTCGGCACAAAGCTGTGCGGAGCGATTGCGCCGTGTCCGGTGATTACATTTCCGGTCTTAAAGGCAAAGGTCTCCACGCTGTTGCCGAGATCATCGGTCTCCGTTACCGTGGAGCCGGTGCGCACATACACCGCGCCGGTGGTTCCGCTCTTGTGGGCCGCTATCCTGTCGCCCACGATGGAATAACCTACAATGCGCTCGCTGTCCTCGCCCAGTATCGAATAGGATAGATCGGAAAAATAGGAAAAATCATTCTGCGCCGACCAAAAATCCCTGTTCTTAAAGTTCGGATCGCCGGTCACAAATAGCCGGGTGCCCGTCTCGCCATACACAATACAGGTATCGCAGTTCGTAATGCGGCTGCGGCTCTCGCTCCTGTCCTTGGATGCAGTGATATATACATTGTCCGCGCCCTCCAAAGGGGATTTACCCGGAGCGGCTACGAATGTCACGGTGCCGCTGGTGCGGTTTACAGTAAAGTCGGTAGTCTCCACCTTGTCTACAAAGGAACCGTCAGATTGCAATATCTTTGCCGTTACAGGTGTTGTATCCAAATTTTCAAGGGAAAGTTGGAATACTGTTGCTGCTGCGGTCTTCTCTCCTACATAGAAAGATTCCGTCCACTTATCCGACATGAGGTTGATATCCTCATAAGTTGTTCCGCCGGTACCATCCGGATTTTTATTGATAACGATGCGCGGCACATAGGCGCTGTCCGATACATTAGCCACGGTAAAGGTGTCGTCACTGTGCGTTACCTTGTAGTAGTGTGCTCCATCCAGCAGGTACAGCGCTTTATCGAAGTTCTTGCCAACCGAAAAGGCATCGTTCATGGCGGAAGAGATCAGCGTATCGCCTGCATACAGTTTCGTGCCCGCATGGATAATATCTGTCCCATCCAGAGAGAACCGACCATTGATGCGGCCATCGTATACCGCCGTTTTGGCAAAGCCAAGGCGCTTTCTCACTCGACCGGGGGAGGAACGGATCATGTTCTCGCAGTTGGGGCTTCTTCTTGGGTCGATATTGGTTGCGCCGCTGGAAAAGTCGCAGCCATAAAAGTCGTTAATGACCATGGCATTGGTCTTTACCACATCAGCGCTGGGGAGTTTTGCCGGGGAATATCTCATTTGCTCCCCTCCTTACATCATGAATACGGTTTCAATTACTTGGTGTTTCTCGATGTCCTCGTCCGTCATAGCGCCTACCATCTCTGCAAAGCGTCCGGTGAGGAACTGATTCAGCGCCAGTGTCTCATCAATGCCGCTTGTGGCATCAATGGCCAGCCGAAGTGGAATCAGCGGAACCGCCTTGGGCTCCACCTCTATCTCGGTCGCACCGGAAGCGCCTGCAAGGGTGGCGTGCCGGTGCTTATACTGGATATCGAACTGCCCGCTGTAATGGTACGGGATCGCAATATGGTATTCATCCAGCCGCCGGTAGTCGGAAAAGTCGCGGAAGGTCACGCCGTCACCGGAGAAAAGGATTTTCACCATGCCGTTCATCTGCTGGGGCAACTCATACGGCACCCATGCTATGTGCTCCGGGATTTCTACCAGCGGGAATGCATAAAACGCAGCGTTTCTTACCTGGAATGGGTACTGCGATTCCAACTTGATACTGCCGTTAAAGCTGCCGGAAAGCCGCTGGAACTCAGAAGCGGTAATCTGCTGCCGGGCCCCATCGATAGTCGCTGTTAGAACACCGCAAATTTCAAGCGTGTAGGCTTTTGCATCACTGTTGGTAAACTCGTAGGTATCACCGGGATAAACCGTCTTAGCTTCAAAATGGGAGCCCTCCATGCACCGAGGCATATTCTGAACGATGCTGATGGATTCGATCAGCGGGAACTGCGATTCCACCATTGCAACAGCACCGTCCAGCAGGTGCTCCATTCTGTCCTTGTAGTCGGCTATAAACCCGTTGCTTGCGGCAGCGCCGTTTACGGTGGCTTCATCTATCCACCGCAGCGCACCGTTGATGGCATCGTTCTTGTTCATTCAATCACCCCATGTACCCTGCTTCTTCAAGGATGCGGGCGACTTCTTCGGGTACATCTACCCATTCGCCGCGCTTGATCTGATATGTGTAGCCGTTGATGCACACAGGCACTACGACATCTTCTTTGTTCAGCTTGTCCTTCGGCAAACGGATGCGTACCTTCTTGCCCTTGGCGAGTTCCTCGCCGGTCGCTTTTTCTACAACCTCTCCAATCATGTCGGGGTTGTCAGTCTTTTTGATGTTAGCCATGTTAAATCCTTTCTGTAAAAGAAGGGAGGGGTGTTAACCCCTCCCTTGTATTTGGTTAGGCAGAAGCCATGGACTGAATGCAGACCATTGCCAGCTCCTGCAGGCGAACAGTAACCGCCATCGCTTTCCAGCCGACACTCGCGCGCTGGTTCAGGGGGTCCTCGGTACCGGCGGAGCCAGTGGGCTTGATGATGATTTCGGGCTTGGAGGAGCCGTTCACATCGACCACGCCGTAAGCGTCCTTGCCTACGATAAGGGTCTTATGCAGGGTACCCGCAGTAGCGGTCGTTGCATCGGTGGGGCACATGGTGGTCAGAATGAAACGGACACCATGGATACGGCCGATCTCGCCCTTCATGATGTTCTCTGCACCATTGTACTTGGAGATATCCTGCCACAGGCTGTCGTTCTGCAGGTCGTATGCTACACTGGGATCGCAGAAGCCGATGTAATAGCCGCCCTCCAGGGGCTCGGCGTTGTTGTTGCGCAGGGTGCGCACCGCTTTCTTGATCTCTTCGCTGTTTACCACCTTACCGGCGGCAATAGCGGCAGCGGAAGCAGCGCCGCCAGCAAACTGCTGGGAAGTACCCTTGAAGATAACATCCGCGCAGCGGGTCTCCAGGGTCTTGGCGGCGTTTTCGCCCATCAGCGCAGCGGACTCCGTCAGGACGGGGTCGATGCCGACCATGCTGATCTTGTCAGACAGGCGGACCCAGTTGCCCTCCTGCGCCACGGTAGCGGTCACAGCGGTGATTGACAGGTTGTCGCCATCAGGGGTCACGCCCTCGGTCAGGGATGCCGCAGGTACATCAAGGGAGTTGAAGCGGCGGAAGTTGATGGTGTCACCCTCGTTCTTCGGCATGGGGCGCTTCTGACCATACTTGAGGAAGGTCAGATTGGGCAGCAGCCGGGACAGCAGGGTACGATCGTAAAAGGTTTTCTGTTCAGCGGTAAGATTACCGTAAGTCTGAGTAGTAGTAGCCATAGTTTTATACACTCCTTAATTTTTTAATTCCCCCCGGAGTGCAGCTTGATACAGCTTTTCAAAGTCTTTGTCCGACATCTTCATGTAGTCGGCTTCGGTTTCGGGGCTTTCGCCCGTCAATGCTCCGGGAGATGCTTGTGCGTTGTTGTTGATTCTTCGGAGCGTGTCTTCCTTTGCCTTGTTTGCAGCATCGTTGGCGAGGTCAAAATAGCTGTTCGCCAAAATTGTGTTGAACGCTGCATCCACGCTGCAGGGCGTCCCCTGCTGGGTGCAGTAGTCCATCAATTCAACCACTTGGTCCTTGAGCTTTGTGAATGTCTGCCCTCTTACAGGGTCAGCCTCCAGCTCTCTCATGCGCTCATTGCTCCGCAAGCGGGTAATCTCCGCTTCAAGTGATTGATTTCGGTAAGCTGATACGGGGTCGGTTTGGCCGTCCTCGTCCAGCCGCTGCATCGCAACAAAGGCTTCATACTCCGCCTTTGTGGTGATGGGTCTGTCATTGTCATAATGATTGGTCAGGCCCATGCTGCGGATAAAGTCGTCCACGCTCTTTTGGGATGCTTCTTTGATTCTCCGCGACACACGCTGTGTCTCGGTGATCTCCGGCTCCGGCTCTGTCTCCAGCTCTACCTCCGGCTCGGTTTCCTCTACTGCGGGAGAGGAGTCGATATCTTCAACGATATCTTCATTAGCAGCAGTCATGATTTCTTCGTCCATAAATTCCTTTCTGTGGCGAGGTTCGGTTTGTTCCGTTTAGCAGCCACCTAAAAATTGGTTATCCCTCCAAGGGGTTGGTCACATAGGTCGGTGTCCTGTTGGTGCATTTGGGGTTCTTGCACTCCAGCTGCAGCTTGATAAACGCTTTTGTCTCTGTGTTTGGGGAGGTATCCCCGGTGAATGTAAAGTATTTGCCGGTGATTCTCATTTCGGCTTTACAGTTTGGGCACAGCATTGTTGCCACCTCCTGTGAACTTGTCCATGACGGTCGGGGCCTTCGGCACATCCGGCAGCGGAACTCCGCCAATGCCGGAAACGCTCTGTACGCCGTTCACTTCTTCCCCCGGAACGCCAGGCATGCCCACCGCTTGCGGCTGGGTTTCCCGCATTCGCTTGAACTTCTCCTTGAATGGAGCTACATTCGGGTCGGAAAGCTCGATGTACTGGTCGATGGAAATGTCTCCTCGGTCAAGCATCTTGTCCAAGGTGGCCTGTGCCAGCACCGCAGAATACTCGGACGATGCGCCGACATCCACCTGCAGGTCAAAGTCGTACATGGCGTAGTCTGTACCCGTAAACGCTCTGCCTGATACCTCGTCCCCCATCTCAATGACGATTTCCCGCTTGTCTGAGCAGTATGTTTTGAAAAACTCCATCCAAATGCGGCCGATCTCCTTAACTGCATGCCAGTATCTGCGCTGAATCTCGTTGACAGGGGTCTGCGCTTGGTTTTGCAATGCAATGATTGCGGATGCTGCCATGTTTGCACCCAAGGACTCGCCGGTCGTTACCTCTGTCGTACCGGTTACTACGCGGGTCAGGTCGATCATGTCGTTGCTGACCTGCGTAGCAGCAGACGAAAACGCCGGAGGCTGCAGGTACGCTATCCCGCCGTTGGAGTAGTCGGTGACGATTTCCCCCGGCTCGTTGGTCAGCGGCTGTCTGATAGCACCCGGCTTTGCCACGATCTTCGGGAAGCCCATCTGCTGGATGGCCAGCGCCTGCATTCCGTACATAAAGTTGATGAGCTTTTGGTTGGGGATAAGTCCCTCGATTTCGCCGATGCCGTAAAAACAGGCTTTACGCAGCTTCCAGTTGAGCGCCGCCACAGGGTACAGCTTGATGCGGACGGGACTGCCCTGCGGGGTAAGCGGTACTGCTTTGCATATCTCCACGCTGCGGGTCGCTTTGTCAAATACGACCTCACCGTTCTTGCGGTAATACTTGGTCAGCACCGTGACCTTTTCGTTTTCCTTTCCGTCCAGCTCGATTCGCTCGGCAAGGTAGGTGCTTGCATCCTCAAACTCATCGGGACAGATGTTCGCGACCTTTTCCGCAGGCAATCCCCTGTCCTTTGCCATCTTGCGTACAGCGCCCAATTTGAGCCGCTGGGCGATGATTAGGTAGTCCTGCTTCTGCACATCCCGGAGCTGCGGATTGGCTACAAAAAAATTGAGAGCATCCACGGTTTCCCCACGAAGCTCCCCTACATATTTGTCGCCTGTTACGCTGGTGTCCCAGTAAAAGTGCCATATGCCTGTGCCGTTGGTCGCTGCATCGTCACACGCCTCGTTGCACAGTTTGTCCATGTCAGCCCTGTCCCAGATCGTCCGTGCGTACTCGGTGCAGTTCTCGGCGGCGTCCTGATGCATCTGGTCAAGGATTTCGTTACCGCTGGCGCTGCCCTGTCTGTAGACGATGCTGACAGGCTGGTCAAGCACGCTGGAGCGCTTGCTGCGGACGATCATATCCACGATGTTGAGGACGGGTCTCGGCAGATTTTTGGTGCGCTCTGTCGCTTGTGGCCACTGGTCGCCCTCCTTAAATCGCACAAAGGTCGGGAATTTGGCGCTAAAGCCCATCTTGTTGTGGTACGCTACACCCTCTCGGTATAGCGTCCACAGGGTTACATCACTCATATCAATCCTCCGGGCCGTTAAGCCACTCGTTGAATATCTTTGTTGCATATTGCTCCTGCGCCGTCTGGTCGTCCCCTAACGCCCACAGGATCAGGCGTTTGAGCCATCGTCTTACCATACCTGATACCCTCCTTGTTCTTCGGTCTGCCGCAGTTCCGGCGGCAGCTTGTACTTGGTAACCGGCGGCTGTCCCGCATACGGTCTCCCGCTGCAAAAATACCTGATGGCATCAGGTGCATGGGTCAGCTCGTGCGGCTCTGTCGCTACATCGTTAGGCTTGTGGTCATCATACTGGACCATCGGCAGGCATCTGATGACCTGCTTACAGTTGCGGAAAAACCGAAGCCCTGCTATCCTCGTCTTGTCGCCGGTAATGATATCTCGACTGTCCCTCGGTTTTAGCCACTCGTGTACATCCTGCCAGCCGTTGATACGGTCGTTGTCCACCTTGACCAGCGGGATGTCCTGCTCCATAAATATGTCTGCTACGCTGCGGCCCGTGTCATTACGCCTGTTCCACAGGTCGGGCGGTGCAAGCCATTGCTCGATCTTATCGTCCCCGTTGGCCTCCTTGATCCGCATGGCGGCATCGGAGGCGATCAGCCCTGACTCGTATATCTCTCGGTACACATAGCCGTTGCCCTCGCCGTCAATGGCAATCCAGTATCCGGCCAACATATCAAGGCCGTAGTCCATTGCAAAGTAGCGTCTCCACCAGTCAGGTATCTCAATGGGGTCTATCACATGGATATCGTCACGCCACTCGGCAAAATACTGACCTGCAAACACATTCCAGTCGCCATCCAGCCATGCTCGCCGCATATCCTCCGGCAGCGTCTCCAACATCCGCACATATTCGGGATCCTTATCAACCAATACCGTGTTGTCGTATACCTTTGCAGGGATAAACTCGTAGTCATCGGGATTTTCCGAGGCTGTGTAGTCCCGGTCGATGAACAGGCGCTTGACCCACGCATGGCCGACTCCTCCGGGGTTGCAGGTCAGATACATCCGATGGGGGAAGTCGTTGGCGCCCCGGTTACTGGCCACAAGGTTGTTGTACATAAACTCTGTAAACTGTGTCGCCTCGTCCAAAAACATGATGTCGTACTCTTGTCCCTGGTACTGCAATACATCAGCCTCGGCGGAGCAGTATCCAAAACGGATACGACTGCCGTTTGGGAATATCATCGCCTTTTCCGAGTCCCGATAGGTTGCTATATCGGGTTCCAGCACCTTCCGCAGCTCCAAAACATGGTTTTGCCACAGGTCGGCATATGTGCGGCGCAGGATCAGTATCTTGATGCCGCTATAATTAACGGCAAGCATGGTGGCCTTTGCTCGCACCACCCAGCTCTTACCGCCGCCTCTGGCGCCGCCGTAACACACCCTGCGCTTTTCGGACAGCAAAAACTGCTCCTGCTTGGGATTCGGTGTGCCTAAATTGACCGTCATTTGGCGTACTCCTTGCCATTGCCCAGCACGATCTCGATTTTGGGTATCTCGCCACCCAGGTCAATCGGCTGGTTTGCCTTGCCGTATACACGGTCAAGGACCGTCTCCGCGCATTTTACTCGCGTTTCTGTCCTTTCGTTCTCGTTGTTCAGGGTATCCACCAGCAGCTTAACTGCAGCAGGAGTAGCCGCTTTCAGCATCGCTCTGGCGTCTTCGGGGATTTTCGGTCTGCCACTCGGATTTCCGCTTTTCCCTTTTTCAAACGGCTTGCCCCATGTCTTACTGTTCTTTTCGCTGTTACCTGCCATCTTCGGCACCTCCTTTCAAAATTCATCCCGCCCTATCCCTCCCGGTGTCTACTATGCCGGGCTACCAATTATTGTTACCAAACCGTGGTTATCCGCTTAGTGCCTGTCTTGTTCCCGCACAGCAGGAGCGTCTGCGGCTGCTCATGGTCGCTCTCGCTGCTAGGCAGCAGCATCTTCCGGGCTGCGTAGCCTCCGTACTGCTGCCATGCGGTACAGCTAACCACTACCAGCTGCTTGGTACGGATAACATTGTTGTTACTGTCCACCACGATCTTTTTGGGCTTACTGATGGTGCCTTTGTGGGTATGGCCAACAATCAGAGCGTCAATGCCCTCTATGGTGTAGCCGAAGCGCTCATTGCGGTTGACCGTTGCACCGGTGTAAATGCCGCCGCCGGAGCCATGGGTAACAGCCATCGTATAGCTTGTGATAGGGATATCTCTTGTTACCCTGCGCCCAATCTCCAGTTTGAGGAATGCTATGTCCTCGGCGTAGTAGTCCTCCATGTCCAGCTTGCACATGATATCGCCCATAATGTCTTGGTCGGTGTCCCTGGATGTCCTCGCTTCGTGGTTACCGGATACCGCGCAGAGCATCTTATCCTTGATGGGCGTTAGCATTTCCACCATCATCTTTTTCTGCTCCCGCGGGCGGATATAATCCTCAAAGGGGCTTCCCACCGCGTTCCGGGTATT